TTAAGGTTCAAGACCTGTCTGAGACATTTCTGTCAGTTGGTTGTTTTCAAAGACAAGAGAAATATTGGCACCATTTGTTTCGGTTTTTAAGCCGCTAATCCAAATGGCCTGTAAACTTTGATTGTCACTCGAAGAAGCTTGGCTGTAATTATCTGGTTCAGTCAGGATTTGTTTGACTGCTTCATAGGACATACCTTTTTTTAATTTTTGATAATCTTTTTGTGAAAGGTTTAAGTCCCTCACAAAAGCAAAGTTTGATATCGTTTTAACGATACTACTATTATCATAGAGATTAACATTCAGCGTCACTTGGTCAAATTTCCAAGTATAGGAATCAAGTGTCACACTTCCTGCGGGCCGTTTTTCATGTTGAGTAGGTTGTCCAAAAAGTGCTATGAGCTCTTCAAGACTGGTACCACCCTTAAATTCAGCAGCAGCAGTAGCTAGTTTTATTTTTTCAACATTAGCGCGAACATCTTGATGATCTGCCTTTTGGACCTCTGCTGTAGTGGTTGTTTTACTGCTTGGAGGAGTGGTTTTGTCTTTACTGGTGGAACAAGCTGATAAAGATGCCACAAGTAAAGGAAGCATCAAGAAACTAAGCACGGTGTGTTTTTTCATAATCATTTCCTAACTCTTTTCTTTTAACCCATTATAACATATTTTAATCCGAAAAAGAGGAGTTTGGGGAGAAATGGAAACCTCTTTCAAAAAGACTTTGCTTAAAGTATAACCTGATAGGAGGCCTCGAAAATGATATCTCAGTTAGATGATAACAGTAACAAAAAGTCTTTAAAGGATGTCAGGTATTCCTTTTTGTTCTCCCTTTTATAGAAAGTTACGGTAACTTATGAACAAGACAAAAAGAAAAAACCTTGATATAACAAGGTTTTAATAAGTTATGGTTACTTACGGTAAGTATTGATGGAGCTGGTGGGAGTTACTTGAACGTTGTTAAATTAACGTTTGTTGAGAATTAGTTGTCAATCTAGTTGCTTGTCAGTAACAAATTGATTGAATTTAGTCCCAATGTCATCGATTGCCGATTGTGTGATGTGAGTATATACGTTCATCGTTGTCTGTAAATCTCCATGTCCCAATCTATGTTGTACCTGTTTCAAGGATAGACCTGATTCGAAAAGTAAGCTTGCATGAGTGTGCCTGAAACCATGAATTGTGATTTGTGGTAAGTCTGTCCCTTTAATGATTTGCAATAGCCATTTTCGTGGTAGGCTTGGCGTCATAATTCCACCTGATTCAGATTGGAACATAAGAGTAGAAGTAGGAAAAGTTTCACGAAGTTCTAGTAAAATTTCCAAAGTTTCATCATCTAAGCTGATTAATCTATCGCTCGATTTTGTCTTCGTAACATCTATTTCTAGTCCAACTTGAGTACGTGTGACAGCTTTATTAATTGATAGAGTATTGCCATTCAAATCATCCCAAGTTAGTGCCAGAAGCTCCCCTTTTCGTATCCCAGTAAATGCTAATAATCTAAACAAGGCTATTTTTTCAATGTTGTCAGTTTTTTCAACTAGTTCAAGGAATTGTTTAAGTTGATCAAGTGTATAAAAATTATTATTCATTTTTCTTTTCCTTTTTATTTTTGGAGGTGTAATTGGCAAAGCTGGATTGTTATTGATATATCCGTATCTAACAGCTAGATTTAAGATATTCCTAACAAGCCCAAGAATTTTTCCTCCATATTTTAAATCGTTGCACCATTCTTCAGTAAGCCGCTGGATAAGTAGTGGATTGATGTCTCCAATCTTCACTTTATCAAGTTTTGGCAAAATATGTTTATTGATATTTCTTTCGGTTTTTAAGTAGGTACTGCCCTGAACGGTTTTTTCATATTCCTTTAGCCATTGATCTGTCAACGCTCCAAATGTCATACTTGATTTAGGTTTATCAAGTTCAGCCTGTAAATTAATTAAGGTTTCCCTTGCAGCCTGCTTAGTTTTGAAACCTTCTCGCCTAATATATTTTCTCTTTCCATTAACATAACCGGCATACAAAAGAAATTTATAAGCAGTTTCGCCATTTTCCTTTTTATATGATTTAATTTTCATTGCATACCATCTTTCAATTTGATATAATTAGGTACAAGAAAACGAGCCATTTAATGCTTGTTTCTTATTGATTGCATATTGCCTCACGCTCAGACCGCCAAGTTTGAAAGCGTGGGGCTTTTTTTATTTCCCGAACCAAATCGGAAAAGCAATACCTATCAAGGCTATAATAATACCGATAGCCCAATACATAAATTCTTTTTTATTTTTCTGTTGATCAGTCACTAGATTTAGCTTGAAATCTGACAACATTTTTTCTGTATTTAATCGTTGTTTTTCAAAACCATCATCGATTTTTTGCTCAAGCTTTTCAAATTTTAAATCAACTTGTTTAAACCCGTCGTCTATCTTTTGATGCATAGCTTGGAATTTAATACTAGATTCTTTCATTAATGCTTCAAATTTCAGATCAGATTTTTCTGAGCTATTTCGGATTTCATTACTAATTTTATCTAATTTTAAGTCTATCTCATTTTTGCTATAAGTATTGTTTGACATAATAGTTTCCTCCCTGTGAGTTTCTAAGTCTATTATATCATTATTTTGGGCATCGATGTTGGAGGTTTCGGGCTTGTATAGTTTAGGATATTCGTTCATTATTATTACTCTCCAAAGATGTAATAGTTTGAATGTTTATCTAACAAGTCGCCCTCGCTATCCAAAAGCGTAAGCGCAAGGCAATAGTCACCTGGACTGTCTATGTTAAAAGAAAAATCAAGTTTAGTTGCTACTGTCCCATATCCTTCATACGGAAAAAATGTATTATGTCTCTCTGCGGAGATGGTGACAGTAGTCTGATTGCTGGATAGTGATAGTAAGTCTTTGATATGATTATTTTGTCTTCTATCGTTTATTTTAGTTGCTGTTATTTGAAATAGATAGGTTTTGCTTTGCTTAATATTATACAATTCAAACTCAACTATAATGGGCAATATAAGAGGATAACTCGTGCTTGTCGCATACCCTGAAAGTCTTGAGTTATCACTTCGTCAGCGATTGAGGTCAGTTCATACTTTTCCATGAATTGGATGTAGTTGAAATCCTCCATATTATCCCAATAGGATAGCTCTTCTTTTAGCAAGTGATGAATCATATTTCTGTCTGCTTGTAATTCACACAGTTCTCTATTTAGTTCATACTGTCTGTTGGTATGCTCTTTATGACCTATTTCATGATATATTGCTTTCTTTTTTTCATGATCATCAAGATAAGAGCCGATACCAATAACTTTGCAGACATGGTTAGCAAACGCTTCTTTATCTGTGCCACGGTTATCATAAAATAAAAGCTCATACCCGTGACCTTTGACATACTCTTGAAGTGATAAGTCCATAGTTAATCTCTATTCTTGAATCTTTGTTCTAAGACTGCTGCAATGAGATCAATATCATCATCGGTAAGTGGTTTTCCATCATAAGACATTGACTGAGCAGCTATCTCTTTAAAGTCTATTGTTTTTTGACCAGTAGTACCATTAGCAATAGCAGGATTATCAGTGCGACCAAGCAAGTAATCTGTTGATACTTGGAAATAGTCGGCGATTTCTGAAATTCGTTCAGCATTTGGTTTTTTGGTTTTTAAATTGTAGATTGTATTTCTACTATACCCTAATTTTTCCTCCAATTTATTGATGGAAATACCTTGTCTATCTGCTAATTCCTTTATCTTTTCAAACGTTGGGAACATTGCTATATCAACCTTTCTAGAGAGATTGACAAAAAATATTGAAATCTATTAATTAAAACAGTTGACTTTATTTAATCAATAGATTACAATATATCTTGTAAGTTAAAGTGTTAGTAAAACAACGAGTTAAAACTTACTCAAAAAAATAATAGCTTTGGCGAGCAACAGTATTGATTTGACTTTGTTTTTATCAAGTGTTTTCTTTATGCATTAATTTTAATCTATTGATTATTATTTGTCAATCATTTTACTAACTTTTTAACTAATTTTATAAAGAAGGAGGTATAACATGAGTCAACAACATCAAATATGGCTTGATTTAGTCAAAAAAAAGATGGACCAAAAAGGCTGGAATCGTTCTGATTTAGCTCAAGTCGCAGGAGTGAGTGCGGCGATGATTACACGTTTGCTAAACGAAGGACACGGAAGTGATGAATTTAAAAAACATATCTCAGACAAGCTTGGAATCCGCGAGCCATGGGAATTATTTGAAGGGAACTAGAAAGGAGATAGCGTGAACGAACAAATTTTATTGACATTATTATTATCAACCATCTTTTCGTTGATTTCGTACATCGTTGTCACGACATCAGTTGATAGAAAATCAAAGAAAATGCGTGATGAGATGTATAAGAGGGTTTGGGAAAACTACAAAAAAAGAAGTGACAAGTAGCCTACTTCTGTGATTGGTTGAATATATCTGTTTTTTCTATATGTTTAGATAAGGCAGGCGCCATAGCTGTCCCTAGAATAGACATAAATTCTTTCGTGACAGTATTTGTTAACTCAGCTTCTGAGTGTTTTTGAATATTTTCCAGTTCAAGTCTATGCGCTTCTTGCATTTTTTCTAACTCGTGCTGATGATTCTTTTCCATTTGCTCAAAATCTTTTTGAAATTGTTTTTGGAGATTATCTAATTCATGCTTGTGAGCAAGTCGAGCCATTTCAGCATCGTGATTAAATTGTTTTTCCAAGGATTTAATATCTGTCTGATTTTTCATCCAGGAAGCGCCGAAACTGAGTAAACCAGTTATAGCAGCTGGAATAGCAGCAGTAGCAAATGTCAACCAAAATTGAAAATTTTCCATAATAATACCTCAATACCTCGCATTTTTATTTAAATTATACCACAGAAAGGAAACCACATGAGACCAAAACGATATCCGTATCAAAAAAACAAATTAATTATCCAGTCGAAAAATGCAAAGACAAAAATTGAATTAGATAGCGGAAAAATAACTATCAATGCTGAAGAAATCAAGGTTGGTGATTTAGCAAACGAAATTTCAAAAGTGCAACTAGCCAATAAAGAAATAGCTGAAACTATTGGTCAAGATAAAAGCCTTTAGGTGACATCTATGCAAAAGTTGATTGGATTAACCAGGATGAATGTCAACAGCTATTAGCAACAACAAAAGAAAAAGCTGAAGAACTAGGTAAGTTAATTCAACAGCTTAATGATTTTAAAATTATAATTTCAGCTTCTGTGCAATAACTTTTGCGCCAGCATCATTTAACATTTCTTGCCAATTTGAAAGTTCAGCCTAGATGAATTTAAATAACAAAAAAGTCCGACGGAATCGGACTCAAAACAAATTTTAATTTACTTAATTATAACATAAGAGAAAGGATGGTTCCATGGCAATTGAGGTATTCGGCTCGGATTTTAGAAAGGAACTACTTGCAGACTTGATCTCTCTAAACAGAGAAGCTTTAAAGCTCGCACAATCCGAAAACTCTAAGTCAATTGAATGGGTTACCATGAAGCGGTTGGAAAAAGAAACTGGGTGGGGGAGAACCAAATTGACTCAGTGGAGAGAACAAGGGAAATTTAACTTTAAAAGGTCGTCAGAAAACGGGAAAGTACTATATGACCTAGCAGATGTTAATAGATTTTTACGAACCAGTGGATTCGATAAAGGAGCATAACATGAACAAATTAGAATTATTTTTACTAACAACAACGATTATCTTAGCAATCATCACTAGGATTCAACACGAAGTCATCAAAAAACATAATTCACCAGAGAATAAGCGAAGAATTTTTAGAGAAGTGGCTTTAGAAAACAGTAAAGGATGGAGCGAGAAGCGTTCTGGAGGAAAGGTGGTCAGCTGATGCAGTACATTTTTCAAGACATTAACAGGTAGTTACACAGCTGTTAGCAACGAATTTCTTGATGATCCAGAACTAAGCTTCAAAGCTAAGGGGCTTCTGATGGTAATTCTTCGAAACAAGGAAGATTGGAGAGTCTATCCTGAAGAATTAGCCAGAAGGTCTAGAGATAATATTGTTTCCGTACGCTCTGGTTTAACCGAGCTGGAGAGAGCCGGCTATATCAGAATTTATAAAAAGTCACTGGGGAGAGGAAAAGGAGTCCAACACTTTAGGTTTTGTGCTGATAGAAAAATATCCGAACAAATGTTTAAACAACTAAAGAATAAATTTGACGATAATTTACAGACTTAGGTTTTACAACTTTGTATTTTACAACTTTGTATTTTACAACCTTGTAAAATCGCACACTAATAAATACTAACATTAAATAAATACTAAATAACAATAAATACTAACAGATAATAAGCATCATCAACATCAGGAGGAGCTATGGACGAAAAAAAGCTTTTTGAAAATTTCCAATTAACTTTTGGACGGATGATATCGCCATTTGAAATCGAAGATATTCAAAAGTGGATTCACGAAGATAACATGCCAATTGAAGTTGTCAACCTTGCATTAAGAGAAGCGGTAGAAAACAACAAAATCAGTTGGAAGTATATCAATAAAATCTTAGTTGATTGGTATAAATCTGGAGATACGACAGTAGAAAAGGTCAAAGACAGGTTACAACGGTTTGAAGATAGTAAAAAACAACGGAGTGTAACGACTTCCAACATCCCAAGCTGGTCGAATCCAGATTACAAAGAACCAGATTTAAAAGAATTTGCTCTAGGAAGCATAGACGGTATAGAAGATGGATCAGGAGATTTTTAATTTTTTTAATAAACAAATCAAAAAAGATTTTGGTAAAACGGCGAGTAAAGAGACTTTTGCTAAGTTTGCTAGTTACTGCGCCGAAGGAATCGAAAAAAATGGAGTTAAGCCAATTTTTAATTGGATAAACCTATACGCTTTTGGAACCGGTATGACAACAGCAGAAGCAGATCGGTTGAGAATAGAGCGATATAAACAGGAGAATGCGTTATGACAAAACAACATAGAGAGACGCTTATCTGGTACCGAGCAAGTCATCAAGAGCGTGAGAGATTGCTTGATTTCGGGCTAGTTGATAAAACACAGTACGTGACACTATTGCGGCAATTGCGCAAGAAATATGCGATTTAGGAGGAAGTATGACACCAGAACAAGTAGAAAAAGCAAAATTAAGAGCTAAACAAGAACTTGGAACGTTTAGTATCTACCTTTACCAGGCAGTTGATGAATTCGGTGGAATATTAACTGCGCAAGAAGTCTTTTTGGCAGCGGGATTCACCTACCTTGGTGCAGGTCACACAGACATATATGCGGCCATTGAGGGATTGTATGAGCAAATCCAATGATTTTAAATTTAGCGAAGACTGGGAGAGCAACTATTTTGAGGTCCAAGCTTTGCTAGGACAAGAGATAGACAAGCTCCAAAACAGGGTCATAGCGCTAAGCCGGGAAAACAATAGATTAAAGGCCTAAAATTGGCAGTTAAGATACAGAAAGAGGAAATAAATGGCGAATCAATTATCAACATACACACACAAACAATTTTTTAACGCACCAACAATTCAAAAAGCTTTTGATGACGTTTGGAAAGGCGCAGGGACACAGTTCGCAGTAAGCATCTTGTCAGTACTACAAGGTAGTCAAAGTTTGAAATCGGCATCTAATGAGTCTATTTATGCAGCAGCTATGAAAGCAGCCGTGTTAAATCTGCCTATTGAGCCAAGCTTAGGAAGGGCCTATTTAGTTCCGTACAAAGGTCAAGCACAATTCCAATTAGGCTATAAAGGGTTGATCGAGTTAGCGCAGCGCAGCGGACAATACAAAAATATTAATGCAGGTATCGTCTATAAATCACAATTAATTTCTTACAACCCTTTGTTTGAGGAATTGCTCCTTGACTTTAGCAAGCCACAAGATGAAATTGTAGGGTATTTTGCCGCCTTTAAACTTTTAAATGGATTCGAGAAAGTTTCTTTTTGGACAGTAGAAAAAGTAACTGCGCATGGAAAGAAATTTTCAAAATCGTTTGCTAGCGGCCCTTGGAAAACAGACTTTGATGCAATGGCTCAAAAAACTATTTTAAAAGATATTTTGAGTAAATATGGTCCGTTATCAGTTGAGATGCAGAAAGCTATCGAGGAAGATAATCAAGATTCAACGCTTTCTACCCCAAAAGACATTACCCCACAAGAAGCAAATAGCCTTGACGACTTGATTGGTCACCAGAACGAAAATAAGGATGCTCCTAGCAATTTAAAAGACGTAACTGATGATTTACATTCAGAGCCAGAAAAAACGCTCACAGACGAAAATAAGACGGTTTTAGAAGACACCTCTTATCCAGCTGATGAAATTCCAGATTTTGACCAAGAAACTGGGGAAATAATGGCTAGCGATGGCAACCTCTTTGATAATCTCGGAGACTTGATGTAATGGAATTAGATTTACTCGGAAAGGACTATTATAGCCGTGAATCAGCTATCAGATACTGGTCTATTAGTCAGTACAAGCGTTTTAAAGAATGCGAAGCGAGGGCGCTTGCTGAATTACGAGGGGATTGGACAGATACCAGAGATAACACTGCGTTGCTCGTCGGGAACTATGTCCACTCTTACTTTGAGAGTAAAGAAGCTCATGAAGAATTCAAAGCCCAAAACGGCTCTGGAATGATTTCGACCAGAGGAACAACAAAAGGCCAATTAAAAAAGGATTACTTAGTCGCTGAGCAGATGATTGACGCCCTTGAAAGTGATAACAACTTTATGGCTATTTATCACGGTGAAAAGGAAGCTGCCATCACAGGATTTCTTGGCAGTGTGGAATTTAAAGGTAAAATCGACTGCCTAAACGTCAAGCGCGGCTATTTTGTAGATATCAAAACAACAAAAGGGCCAATTGACGACACGATTTGGAATGGCGAAGAGCGTGTCAGATGGTTTGAGGCTTACGGATACATCTTGCAGATGGCTGCATACAAAACCATGCTAGAAGCTAAGTATAACAAACCGTTTGAGCCTATCATTTACGCTGTGACTAAAGAGACACCGCCAGATACAAGAGCCATCAGAATCCAAAATATAGATGCTATGCAAACTGAGTTAGACAACTTGGCTCAAAATATCAAGCATTTAGATGACGTTAAAAAAGGTCTAGAAAAACCTAAGCCTTGCGGTCATTGCGAGTATTGCAGGGCTAATCAATTAACACAAAGAGTAATGATTTTTTAGGAGATAAAAATAATGGTAATAGCGATGGACGATTTGAAAAAATTACAAGAGCAAAACTCAATTCAAAAAAGTGTGAATTTTGCCGAAACGAAGATTGACAAGCGGATTGAAATGACAGTACTAGATGATAAAGAAACGTACAAACCTTTCTCGGTTGTTGTTGGAGTTCCGAATTCGACGGTTTGGTCAGGCAGAGGACCGTTATTTTTAATGGGCATGGTAGGGAGCAGTTTGGAAGTAATAAGTCAAGTATTAAACGAACTTGCTTGCAAATATAAAGAAGCTGGATACAAGGTATTGGGTCCAGAACGTATTGATATTGGCATGCACGAAAATGCTCCAGGAATCCACATCGAAATACCTAATCAACTTAAAAAATAAAAAAAGCCTAACCATTGCAAAGTGAAGCTCGGCCTTTGCAAGTTTAAATTTTCCGAGCGAGAAAGGAAAGTTGGAATATCGTCAAATTAACAGGATTGATGATATGAAGAATTGCTACACTCGTCCTTGCCAATGCTCACACACACAATTTTAGGGCGAGCGTGGATTTTAAGAGAATATATGTATTATGAATTTGTTTTATCAAACACAAAACAGAAAAAGGAAATGTTATCAAGCAATGATCGCTTGCATTTTAGAAAATCAGCTAGTATCACAAAAGGATTACGACAATTAGCTAAACTAAAATCAAACGGACTGACTAAAAAACACACTAAAAACAATCCTTGCAAAGTTATCGTGACAGTGTTTACGCCGACAAAACGACGATTTGACCCTCCAAATATTTATCCGACAATAAAAGCAATTTTGGACGGCTTTACGGACGCTGGTGTTTGGGATGATGACAATCACGAAATCATAAAATCACTCACGTTTAGGTATGGAGGATTAAGCAACGTAAAAGGGAAATACCGCATTGCGATTGAAATTTTAGAAATGGAGACACATGACTACTACTAAAAAACACGTTGTGAGAGTTTACAACAAAGGTATTACAGCGACTTACATGGTTTATGACAAGAGATTGTTTACAGAGCATGAGTTCGCAACAAAAAGAGAAGCGATGCAGTTTATTAGACGGCTAGAGCTAGCTAATGATAAGCGATCGACGGAATATTTCATGAGGGAAGCGGAATGAAGAAACCAAATCGTTATCCATACAGTAAATCAAAATTTAATGGTTGTATTTACCAGTTGCATGCAGCCAGCTTTAAAGATGAACAATATGTTGAAGATTTAAAATCATGCGGCATACATTATCAAATTACAAAAATTGGTTATTTTCCTGATATTTTTATAAAAATTGATAATCTCGAACAATTACAAATATTAATAGATAAAACAGGACACGATTTAATACTTAGTAAAGACCAAATTTGGATTTATGATGACTATATGGAATGAGGAATAATAATGATACCGAAATTTAGGGCATGGGATCCGTACGAAGAAAAGATGATTGATGATAAGGAATTAGTTATTTGGGGCGGTAATATCTATCGAGGAGACAGAGACAAAATTTTTCAAAAAATCATAAAAGGCAAAAAAGGACTTATCGGCTATAGTTTTGACGATGAGTATCTCATGCAATCAACAGGGCTAAAAGATAAAAACGACGTTGAGATTTTCGATGGAGATGTTGTCAATTTTATGGTGCCAAATCAAATGATTTCAGGAACTTATCAGATTAGACAAGCAAAATCAGGAGAGTGGAGACTTGATAACAGAGTCCAAGGAAGACCACTTTATATCTCTGGAAGTTACCACTGTGAAGTCGTCGGGAACGTATGGGAGGATGGCGATTTACTAGAAAGCGTGGAAGAATGACTGACGAACAAGAACTACTCGACTACTTAGTTGACACAATGGACGAACAGCAGCGTAAGATTAACAAAAAGAATGTTATCATCACGTTTTTAGCTATTATGCTGATTGTCGTATCAGGGTTTGGCATATCACTTAAAAGTTACTACGAACCGCAAATAAACGGATTACGCGCTCAGCTAAGCAGAACACAAAAGCAGCTTAAACGTGCTAGCGAGGATAGAGCTAGACAGACAAAACGGATTGCGGAATTGACTGGGAATGGGGGGTAGTGTGAGACGTAAATCCATAAGTAAAAAGACTAGGCAACTTGTCCTTGAAAAATATGATTGTCGCTGTGCTTATTGTGGGAAAAATTTAAACATAAAAACACTAAGAGTTGACCACTTAGAACCATTTAGAAATGGCGGCGCTGATGATATTAGCAATTATATGCCAGCTTGCCAATCGTGTAATTTTTATAAGTCAACATTATCACTTGAAAAATTTAGAGAACAGTTAAAAACAATACATGAAAGAATTATGCAACCTTTCATAAGTAGGTTAGGCGCTGATTATGGAATTGTTGAAGTAAAACCTTTTGACGGTAAATTTTACTTTGAGAAAACTGGAAACGGGGGATGAGTTATGCCAGAAATTAAAATCTTGGATGCTTGTTGTGGAAGTCGCTTGTTTTGGTTTGATAAAAACGAAGAACACACAACTTTCATGGATATTAGACAAGAAACTTTTGATATACATGGTAAACATGTAAATGTTGTTCCTGACGTAGTTGGAGATTTCAGGGATATTCCTCTTGAAGACAATACTTTTAACTTAGTCGTCTTTGACCCACCGCATTTGAAACATGTTGGCCAGAATTCAATTATGAAAGCTCAGTATGGCCAACTTGATAAAGAAAACTGGAAAGAAGATATTTCAAAAGGTTTCGAGGAGTGTATGCGAGTTCTAAAAGTCGGTGGCACTTTAGTTTTTAAATGGTCTGATTGTCAGATAAATGTAAAGGAAGTTTTATCAGCAATTCCATTTAAACCACTTTTTGGCCAGCAAAGAGGCACTACACACTGGATGACATTTGTTAAATTTGAACTTACTGGAAATAGAAGATGAGGATGGACAATAACACAGCAGCTGTTTTGACACTGCTAATACTATTTTTACCTTTTATTATTAGTAGTTTTAGAGATTAAGCGAGGTACAAAATGAACATTAACGAAGTATTATACTTACCAGTTAAACGAGAAGGTTTAAACATAGGTCCAGATGAGTTTTTTTGCAAACGTCGTTACAGGACGCTTGATGGCGATGAGGTGGCATCATCGTTTAAAGCTAAAACAAAAGAAGAGTTGCTGGACCAGCAAAAACCAGAAATACCACGATTCGTGGCTAATTGGATAGAGGATCAGAAACAATCATTTGATGATTCTTCTGCGATAGATATGTATGAAAATCTTACCCTTGATAATCATGGCGGTTATTACCATGATGTGTGGCTTTGGGCGATTGACCACCACAATGATTTTGTTTTTGCATGGACTTACGGCTACACAGTCAAAAAAGAAAAGAAATATAAAGTCAGAGATAAACGACTAAGCCCTAACAAAAATTACTTAAATTTTGATAAGAATAGCGAATGTTGGCTCTTTTCTAACGCTTTATCTCTTAATGCTAGCCACACGAGAAAAGCGTTAGAAGAGTCAGGTTTTAATGTATTCGATGACGATAATTACGAAGTTACTGAGGTGGCGGAATGATCGAGTTAACACAAAAACAGGCTGAGTATGTTGAGTTTGTCAGAAAAACTATTGTAGATCCAGATATGGTGGAATTCGCAGGAAATACACAACTGATTAACTATGCTTTACTTGTTGGATATTGCATTGTTGATGAAGAGGTGGCCAAATGAAACCTAGAAAGTATCCGTATTCAGGAAAGATAAGAATTATAAAAAAAGAATTACCAAGGTTTGTAAGATTGGGAGATTTTGCTTTTAATAGCAACCTAGTTAAACATATTGATAAAATCAGACAAGTAAAACCAAATGAAACGCTAATTCGTTTCAAAATCCCTAAGTTGTTTATGACATATGAAGAAGAAACTTTTAAAGTAAGACTTCGGATTGATAAAGTCGTAAAAATATTGAACCAATACTAAACAAAAAAGCCAGCTCACAGCTGACCATTGGTTAATAATTCGATAAATCTATTATACCAAAAAGGAGTTAGGAAGTGAGCAAAGCTAAGGCAATTTTAAAAGACTTACGCAATTTAGATTTATATATCGCTAGTTTAATTAGACGTCGGGATAAGATTGAGGCTTCATTGCTTTCTAGCCCTAAATGGACAGCGGATAAAGTCTCCGTCGGTAACAAAAGACGACAAGATGATGTTTACGTAGAATTGATTGCAACTGCCGAAGATATCGAGAAGAAGACTGCCGAAGCTATAAGAAAACAAAGAGAGCTTCAGAACCTGATTGATAGCCTTGAAAATACAGACAGTCAAACAATTTTAAGCATGGTATATATTGATAAGATGACTAGATGGCAAGTGATTGATGAGCTAAATTGCAGCGAAAGCACATATTTCAGACTGTTAAGAGTTGCAACGAAGGAGCTGAACAATCTGACAGTAAATGACAGCGATTGACAGTGAATAACAGTGCATGACAGTTTTAAAGTGATAATATAGTATTATCAATAAAAGAGGGCAGGTACTAAAATACCCCCCTCTTTTAAATTTAGAAAGGCCCCCTATGTCTCAATTAAGGGCAGATAAAAAAGGTACCCATCGGGTAGCGTTTGAAAAGAATAAGCGAAAGCTGTTAAAGACTACCAACCTCTGTGGTATCTGTGGTAAGCCAGTCGATAAGACACTGAAGTATCCTCACCCGCTTAGCGCAGCGATTGATCACATAGTTCCTATTGCGAAGGGTGGTCATCCATCAGCACTAGAGAACTTACAGTTAACGCACTGGCAGTGCAATAGGCAGAAGTCTGACAAGTTGTTCGCTAACCAAGCAAGCAACGAGCCAAAGACAATAGGAAATAGAAACCTTCCTCAAAGTCGAGACTGGTCATCTTTTACATTAAAAAAGTGAATTTGTGCAAATTATTGATTTATGCTAAAACTGGTCAGAAGCTAAATGGGGGGTACGGCCCTCCCTGGTCGGCCGGCCGAGCTTCACGCCGTCACTGTACATTTTTTCTCACGTTAGGATTTAGAAATTTTTGGAGGTTGAATTTTATTGAAAAAGAAATGCTTAATTTGTAAAAAAACCTTCCAAGCAAAGACAAACAGAACTTTGTATTGCTCTGAAGAATGCCGTAAGAAAGGCAATCGTGAGAAACAACGTAAATTGATGAAGCAAAAACGGGCTGAACAGAGGAAAGAAAAAAAGAAAGTTCTAAATCCTAACACAGATGTGACAGAAAAGCCTAAAAAAATACGTAATTTAGCGCAGCACTATAAAAAACTAAAAAAGGAAATTTTGGCCAATGAAGCTGAATTTGGTTTTACTGGAATAACACTTATTGAAGGAATAGATGTACATGAAGAAAACTTTGTAGATTTAGTCATGCAAAAAATAAAGGAGCAGAAATGAATTATATGGGTATGGGCTATCTTCGTAGGAAGTTAGCTCTTTTTAAGACTGGTGTTGATAAAAGATACCGCTATTATGCCATGGACGACAGAGACAACACACGAAGTATTGTTATGCCTGACAATGTGCGTGAGATGTACAGGTCTGTGATCGAATGGACCGCTAAAGGAGTTGATAGTCTGGCAGACCGCATTATTTTTAGGGAATTTGCTAACGATGATTTTAATGCTTGGGAAATTTTTAAAGCGAATAACCCTGATATCTTTTTTGATACGGCTATCCAATCGGCGCTAATTGCATCTTGTTGCTTTGTGTACATCATGCCAGGGACGGAAGATGGCCTTCCCAAAATGCAAGTGATAGAAGCCAGTAAAGCGACAGGAATACTTGATCCAACTACATTTTTACTAACAGAAGGCTATGCAGTATTAGAGTCTGACTCAAACGGTAATCCCACATTAGAAGCCTACTTTACTGACAAAAACACCTGGTATTATCCTAAAGATGGGAAAGCATACAGCATTGACAACCCAACAGGTCATCCGTTGTTAGTTCCTATCATTCACAGACCAGATGCCGTAAGACCATTTGGTCGCAGTCGTATTACTAAGGCTGGGATGTACCATCAAATGGCAGCCAAGCGAACTTTGGAGCGTGCTGAAGTTACCGCAGAGTTTTATAGCTTCCCACAAAAATATGTTTTAGGCATGGATCCAGACGCTGAACCGATGGAAAAGTGGCGTGCTACGGTGTCAACGTTACTCGAAATCTCAAAAGACGAGGATGGCGACAAGCCAACAGTTGGGCAATTCACAACAGCAAGCATGGCCCCTTTCATGGAACACTTGAAAATGTATGCTTCGCTATTTGCTGGTGGTTCTGGTCTGACTCTTGATGACCTCGGCTTCCCTTCAGATAATCCATCATCAGTAGAAGCTATTAAAGCAGCGCATGAAAATTTAAGAGCAGCAGGACGTAAAGCTCAACGCTCTTTTTCTTCTGGATTTCTAAATGTGGCGTATATTGCTGTTTGTTTAAGGGATGAGTTTCCCTATTTACGCAATCAGTTCATGGATACTGAAATTAAATGGGAACCTCTTTTTGAAGCTGATGCAAATATGCTTACTTTAGTCGGTGATGGCGCTATTAAACTTAATCAAGCCATTCCTGGTTTTATGGATGCAGATGTTATCCGTGACTTAACTGGGGTAAAAGGTTCTGACAATCCAACTCCAAAAGCGACGGAGGTGACAACTGATGGCTGATGATGTCTTACCTAAGATTTTAAAATCAGTTCAACAGGATTTTGAAAAGCATTTTGGTAAAAGCGAGGTAGTTGCTAAGGCTTTTGCAGAATTGCAAGCTAAAAAAGCGACCTATAAAACAGTCAATGAGTTTGCTATTGAAGTCGGACAACTTTTATCTTTGGCTCTGACAGGTTCTGTTAGCTCGGATAAATTACCAGACGGTAAAATGTATTACAATATCGCTAAACGTCTCTTGGAGGAAACGCTAGGCCGCAATTACGAGTTAATTTCTGGTTATGCTGGAGATGTCCAGCAAGTCTTAAATGAGCAATCTAAAATCAATTTAAAAGCCCAATATCCGCCGATGAATCAAGACAAGATTGACGGATTTGTCAATCGTCTAGATTGTGAGCCTGTATTTGATGAAGTCAAGTGGCTCTTTGGTGAGCCTATTGTTAATTTTAGTCAGTCAATTGTAGATGATTGCATTAGAGTCAATGCTGATTTTCACGCTAAGGCTGGAATGACACCAACCATTGAGCGTATATCAACGGGTAAGTGTTGTGATTGGTGCGATCGCCTCGCTGGTAAGTATATTTACCACGAAGAACCACCAAATTTTTATCGTAGGCACCAGCACTGTCAGTGTATTATTGACTATCACCCTAAAAATGGTAAGCGTCAGAATTCATGGTCTAAAAAATGGTCAAAAGAAACTACTGATGTACTAGAACGACGCAAACAGATTAATATTGACATCAGAGATAATAACCGTAAGTCTGATATCAAAGAATATAAGGAAATAGTATCTATTTTAGGTACAAAAGCCCCTATTTCTCTAGCTAAATTCCAAGACTTGAAGTATAATGATGTTGTAAGATATGAGCGATTAAAGGATAAACTATTTGTTCATCAAAAAATTAAGAGTGGTGAGTGGGGCACGAAAATTAACCCTGATAAGCAATTACCACACATGGAATCGACTCATGCAAATGGTAAATCATACTTATACGAAACTGTTGATCCTCAAGCTTTATTTAATAACTATCACGGAACGGGTATTCTGGAGAAGGATAGATATGGAAGGCCAACTAACAAAGAGATAATAAACTTAGATAGTCCGGTTGGTGTTAATGCTTCTGATGGTACAGAAGCATTGGCAATTAAGATTCATCATTCTAAAAGTAGAACCCATATAGTACCTAAGAAAGGAGATCAATAATGAATTTACGCCAGTATTTAGGAAAAGACATCAAAGTTACTTTTGTTGATGGTCAAGTCCTTGAAGGTCATTGCAATACATTCACAGGAAAACTTGATACGGAAGATGAGCTGTATGATGAAATCACAATAAAAACTGATAAGAACCCATATATTGGTTTTAATGAATCAGAAATCAAATCAATTGAAATTATTTAATAAGCGCTTAGCTATTATTATAGTTAAGTGCTTTTCTTATGCTTAAAAACAGGAGAAAACAATGAATAAACGACTCAAAAAGAAACGTAAACTAGAAACAGCAATTGTGATGCTGATAGCAGAGAATGCCATGCAAGCTGAAGCTATTAAGAATCAAAACAGACAAATTGCAGAGCTGAGATCGATTATACAACAAAACGCCCAAGCAATAAATAGAGAGTTTGAAGCAGTTAAATCAGCGACACTAGACAATCAAGCTGCCATCAAGTCAATTGGTGATGAAGTTGCAGTTATAAAAAATAAAAAGTGGTGGTTTAAAAAACGGAGTTAAGGCGGTAATCTAATTATCTCCCAGCGATAGGGTTATCATGCAGTACGATTGAAAGGAATAAGTATGGTTACTAAGACGAAAACAAAGCTTGGCAATCAGCGACCTACTCAATCGGTAAATTTACATTTTGCTAAATCTCTAGCGCATGAAGCTATTAATTACTACAAAAAAACAGGGCTAAGCTGCTATCCATGGCAAGAAAATATGCTTATACCAATTATGGCCGTCGATGAAGATGGCTTATGGGTGCATCAAAAGTATGGATATGCTATCCCACGTCGTAACGGTAAGACGGAAGTAGTCTATATTGTTGAGCTGTGGGCTTTGCATAAAGGTTTAAAAATCTTGCATACAGCTCATCGAATTAGCACATCTCATGCATCATTCGAAAAGGTAAAAAAATACCTTGAAATGTCAGGTTATGTTGATGGAGAAGACTTTATATCAAATAAAGCCAAAGGTCAAGAGCGTATAGAGTTCAAAGCCAGCGGTGCTGTTATCCAGTTCCGGACTAGGACATCAAACGGTGGACTTGGTGAGGGATTTGACTTACTTATCATTGACGAGGCACAAGAATACACATCTGAGCAGGAGTCAGCACTTAAATATACTGTTACCGACTCAGATAATCCTATGACTATCATGTGTGGAACACCACCAACAATGGTCTCGACCGGTACAGTCTTTGAAGCTTATCGTAAAGATTGCTTGAAAGGCAATAAGCGGTACTCTGGATGGGCAGAATGGTCAGTGCCAGAAATGGTTAAAATCAATGATGTATCATCTTGGTATATTGCTAATCCATCAATGGGATTTCATCTTAATGAGCGTAAAATCGAAGCCGAACTTGGTGAGGATGAGATTGACCACAACATCCAACGCTTAGGTTATTGGCCATCCTTTAACCAAAAATCAGTTATATCCGAAAAAGAATGGGCAAAACTCAAAGTTGAGCAAGTGCCAGAACTCAAAAGCAAGCTTTTTGTCGGTATCAAGTTTGGTCAAGATGGTAACAACGTATCCCTATCAATTGCAGCAAGAACATCAGAAAATAAGGTATTTGTTGAGGTTATTGACTGTCTATCGGTCAGAAATGGAACTCAATGGATTATCAATTTTTTGAAATCGGCTGATATTGCTAAGGTTGTCATTGATGGTGCAAGTGGCCAAGAATTACTTGCTCAGGAGATGAAAGAGCAAGGTCTAAAGAAACCAGAATTGCCTAAAGTTGCTGAGATTATCACAGCTAACATGATGTGGGAACAGGGTATCATGCAGGAAACCATTTGTCATGGTGATCAGCCATCTTTGACAGCAGTAGTCACAAACTGTGAAAAGAGACAAATTGGCTCTAATGGTGGTTTTGGATATAAATCGCTTTATGATGATAGAGACATTAGCTTAATGGACAGTGCATTGCTTGCGCACTGGATTTGTTACACAACAAAGCCAAAAAGAAAGCAAAGAACCAGCTGTTAAAAACGACATCCGAAAGGATGTTTTTTTACTGCTAAAAAATCTACCGAACTGCCGGGAAAGCAGGAGAAAGGACGTTAATATGTCAGAATTTAAAGTTATTGAAACACAAGAAGAGTTGGACACAATTGTGAAAGCTCGCATTGCTCGAGAACGTGAGAAATACCAAGATTACGACCAGCTAAAATCTCGTGTAGAAGAACTAGAAGGAAAAGAAACAAATTATCAAGCTACTATTGAGAAGCTTAAAGACCGTGAAACTGAATTATCAACTCAGTTGGAATCAGTTAACGGGGAACTTACTCAAACTAAGTTGCAAACAGCTAAACAGCGTATTGCGACAGAATTCGGACTTCCACTTGATTTAGCGGATAGATTAAAAGGTGAGGATGAGGAAGGTTTCAAAGCTGATGCAGAGCGATTGGCTTCATATATGGCCCCTAAACAACCTACTCCGCCTGTAAAATCAAACGAACCAAATGTAGACCCAATCCATGCAGCATTGTCAAGCATGGTTGATTAGAAATAAGGAGAAATAAAATGGCAGTATTATCACAAGGAAAATTATTTGACCCAATTTTACTTACAGAAGTTATCAGCAAAGTTAAAGGGCATTCATCGTTAGCAAAATTAAGCACACAAAAAGCTATTCCATTTACCGGTTCAAAAGAATTTACTTTTTCTATGGATAATGAAATTGATATCGTTGCTGAAAATGGTAAAAAAAGTCACGGTGGAATTACTTTAGAACCAGTTACAATTGTTCCACTAAAAATTGAATATGGTGCTCGTGTTTCTGATGAATATATGTTTGCATCTCAAGAGCGTAAAATTGAAATTCTTTCAGATTTCGTTGATGGTTTTGCAAAAAAAGCAGCCAAAGGCCTTGACCTAATGGCATTCCATGGAGTTAATCCACGTACAGGCGAAGCATCTAATATTATTGGAACAAATTGTTTTGACAAAAAAGTTACTCAAACAGTACAGTTTGTGGAACTTGATCCAGATACAACAATGGGTACTGTTGTAAATATGATTGATGGCGCAGATCGTGATGTAACCGGAGCGGCTCTTGATCCAATTTTTACAACAGCGATGTCTAAACTCAAAAATAGCCAAGGTGGTGCACTTTACCCACAACTTGCTTGGGGTGGTAACGTTGATGAACTTAACGGATTGCCGGTTGATAAAAACAAGACTGTTTCCGCAACGATGTCGGGAACAAAGGATGTGGCAATTGTTGGTGACTTCCAAAATATGTTCAAGTGGGGTTACGCAAAAGAAGCCTTCATGAAGATTATCGAATTCGGAGACCCAGACAATACAGGTGTTGACTTGGCTGGAAGTAACCAAGTTTATATTCGTGCAGAAGCTTACCTTGGATGGGCAATTTTTGACGAAAGTTCATTTGTTCGTGTAACGAAAGAGGGATAATATGGCAATTTATATTAATACTAAGACAAGAAATACAATTGAAACGGATTTAGTTGTATCTGGTGGGGACTGGGAGCTTGTTGGTGAGCAGCAGGCATCTGACAAAGAGCCTACGGTTCCTGAGCTTAAAGCAAAACTTGATGAGCTCGGAATTGATTATGACAAGAAAGCTAAAAAGCCAGAATTACTTGCTTTGCTTGAATCTGCCGAAAGCAATCAAGATGAGGCTGAATAGCCTCTTGGAAAGGGGTTATTATGGCAAATTTTGCAACAACAGATGACGTCATTTTGTTATGGCGTCCCTTATCTGTTGACGAATTGAAACGTGCAAATGCACTCTTGAAAGTAGTATCAGATACATTAAGAATGGAAGCTGACAAAGTTGGCAAAGACTTAGATAAAACGATGGTTGATAAGCCTTATTTTGCTAATGTTATTAAATCGGTTACGGTTGACATTGTAGCCAGAACACTCATGACATCTACTCAAGGCGAACCAATGACTCAAGAGAGTCAATCTGCCCTTGGCTATACATGGTCAGGTTCTTATTTGGTTCCAGGCGGCGGTCTTTTTATTAAGGACAGTGAGTTGAAACGTCTTGGACTAAAAAAACAACGATATGGAGGAATTGAGCTTTATGGCGAAATTGAAAGGGATAACAGTTGCTTTAGTTGATAAGTCGATTAGCGGAAAAGACCCTTTTGGAAATCCTGTAACAGTTGATTTTGATATCAAAATTGAGAATGTGCTTGTTGCACCAGCAACTACCGAAGACATCACTAATCAGTTATCTTTGACCGGAAAAAAGGTTGAATATGTCTTGGCTATACCAAAAGGAGACGAACACGATTGGGAAAACAAGGAAGTTAGATTTTTTGGCAAAAAATGGCGCACAGTAGGAGTCCCCCTAGAAGGTATTGAAGAACTTATACCACTTGACTGGAACAAGAAAGTGATGGTTGAACGCTATGAGTAGATTTAAGTTCAAGCTTAATAGAGCTGGTGTTGCCGAATTGATGAAATCATCAGAGATGCAACAGGTATTAACTGCTAAGGCCACAGCTATCAAAGAACGTTGTGGTGATGGTTATGCCCAAGATATCCATGTTGGGAAAAATAGGGCTAATGCTATGGTCAGTGCTAAAACCATAAAGGCCAAGAAAGATAACTCAAAAAATAACACACTGTTAAAGGCGGTGCGATAATTGATTGAAGTGATTATCAAAAAATATTTAGACGAGCGCTTAGATGTGCCGTCTTTTTTTGAACATCAAAAAGATGAACCTGCACGATTTATCATCTTAGAAAAGACTAGTGGGGCTAAGCAAAATCATTTGCTAAGTTCCACATTTGCTTTTCAAAGTTATGCCGAATCGTTGTATGAGGCGGCTTTACTTAATGACAAAGTAAAGCAAGTAATTGAGCAGCTTGATGTCTTGCCACAAGTTTCTGGTGTACATCTTAACGCTGACTACAATTTTACAGATACAGCAACTAAGCGCTATCGTTATCAAGCTGTATTTGATATTAATCATTATTAAAGGAGATATTGATGAATAAGAATAACACTAAAAATGTAACATCTGCAAAGCCCAAGATCGGTGGGGCGATTTATTCGGCACCGCTTGGTACTGAATTGCCGAAAAAGGCAACCGATAATCTTAATACCGAATTTAAAAATCTTGGGTATGTATCTGAAGATGGCGTTACAAACGAAGATACACGATCATCAGAAAACATCAAAGCTTGGGGTGGAGATATTGTTGGATCTGTGCAGACAGAAAAAGAGGATAAATTTACTTATAAGCTGATTGAGTCACTAAATGTAGAAGTCTTAAAAGAAGTTTATGGCACTGCCAATGTTACTGGAGATTTAAGTAGTGGAATCGAGATTAAATCAAATTCAAAAGAGTTAGAAGCTCATGTAATTGTTGTTGACATGATTATGAATGGCGGCATCCTTAAACGAATTGTCTTGCCAAATGCAAAAGTTGATGAAGTAGGTGAAATTAAGTATGTTGACGGCGAAGTTGTCGGATACGAAACAACACTAAAATGTTTTCCAGATAAAGAAGGAGATACTCATCGTGAGTATATTGTAAAACCTGGAGAAGTTAATAAAAAAGAAAACAGCTTTGAAATGTAAAGGGGAGTAAATGGAAACCTTAAAAGGAAAAACAACATCAGGATTTGAATACGAAATTCCTAAAAAACGATTAAAAAACTTTGAACTTATTGAAGCTATTGCAGAAGAGGAAACTGATCCAACAGCAGTAGTTAAAATCGTTAATTTGTTACTTGGTGATGCTGCTAAGTCTCTAAAAGAACATGTACGAGATGCAGATGGTATCGTAGATGTTGAAGCTATCGGAGTAGAAATCAAAGAAATTTTTGAAAGTCAAAAAGATTTAAAAAACTAGCAATCCTCGCTCAGATGATAGTAAAAGATGATGATGCATTGACTTGTGATTTAGCTGAAACCTACGGCATATATGATTACAAACAGCTACCTGCTTATCAGGTGGCTGTTTTTGCTGTCGGTTTGAGGTCCAACTCTAGGATAAAAATGGCATTATCTGGAGAGACAGAGGCTTTGGATACTGTTTTGTTAGCTGGTATTTACGATAATACTAATTTGCTGTTTTGGTCTAAAACTAAGGATGGTCAATCTGGTCAAAACAAACCTAAATCAATGGTGGAAGCTATATCTGGATCTAAATCACAAAAAGCTAATGATGTCATTTCTTTTGCGTCTGGCGAGGATTTTGCAAATGCACGTAAACAATTACTAGGAGGTGATGGCTAATGGCAACAGAACTTGGTCAAGCGTATGTGCAAATTATGCCATCCGCTCGTGGGATAAAAGATTCAATTTCTAAACAACTTGATCCCGAAGCGAGGTCGGCTGGTTTGAGCGCTGGTTCGCTCATTGGTGGTAATCTCGTTAAAATGATTGGCGGCGCCATTGCAGCTGCCGGAATCGGTAAGATGATTTCGTCTGCCTTGTCAGCTGGTGCTGACTTACAGCAATCTTTTGGTGGTATTGATACCTTGTATAAGGGGGCTGAGACTGCTGTCAAAGGGTTTGCTAAAGAGGCATACAAAGCTGGTATATCAGCAAATACTTATGCAGAGCAAGCGGTATCTATGGGTGCATCTCTTAAACAATCCCTTGGAGGAGATGCTGTTGCGGCTGCCAAGGCTGCTAACATGGCAATCATGGACATGGCTGACAACTCTGCTAAGATGGGTACCGATATTACATCAATTCAAATGGCTTATCAGGGATTTGCTAAACAAAACTACACCATGCTTGATAACCTAAAACTTGGATACGGCGGCACAAAAGAGGAAATGAAGCGTCTTTTATCAGACGCTGAAAAGCTACCTGCCGCCATGGGTAAAAAGTTTGATTTGAGTAATTATGCCGATGTGGTTGAGGCTATACACTTGGTACAGGATAACATGGGGATCGCTGGAGTAGCTGCTGAAGAAGCAAAAACTACCTTTTCAGGCTCTCTAGCTGCTATGAAGTCCTCTTTCACGAATGTATTGGCAGGTTTATCACTAGGAGATGATATAAGACCTGCTTTACGAGGACTGGCTGAAACAACTTCTAACTTTTTGTTTGGTAACTTTATTCCGATGGTGGCAAATATCTTTAAAGGCTTACCATCGGCAATTGGTACTTTTATTGGAGCCGCAGCTCCTATTATTGCCAGTCAATTCCAAGGGCTAATGAGTAGCCTTGGGATTAGTATTGATTTAAGTCCTATTACTGCTAAATTTGCACAGATTGGTCAAAATTTACAACCTGTTTTTGATGGTTTAAAAACCGCTTTTGGACAGTTACCATCATTTTTTGCTAGCATTGGCAGTGCAGTTGCACCAGTAATAAACACTATTATCAGCGGATTAGCTAGGTTAGATTTCAGTGGTTTTGAGGCTTTAATTTCAGCAATTTTACCAGCCCTACAGGCAGGTTTTTCTAACTTCGCTGCGATTGTTGGACCAGCTATCTCAGGAGTTGTTGACTCGTTTGTTGGCATGTGGAATGCAGCACAACCTTTAATTTCGATACTAAGTGATGCCTTGATGCCAGTATTTCAAATTTTAGGGTCTTTCTTAGGTGGTGTTGTAAAAGGTGCTCTTATGGGAGTTAGCTTTGCCTTTGATGCAGTTAAAGTGGCTATACAACTAGTCACACCAATCGTTGACTTGCTGGTTCAAGGTCTTAATTTTGTACAACCTGTTCTCAGTGTCATTGCAGAATGGATTGGAGTTGCTATCGGTATGTTTGGTAATTTAGGCACAGCCGGCCAAGGTTTGAGCGCTTTTATTAAGAGCGCTTGGACTAACATTCAGACTGCAATTTCAACTGCTGGGACAATCATATCTACGGTTATTGACTACATAAAATTAGCGTTCAGTGGTGCCGGTTCTGCAGTCGGCGTCCTAAAAAACATTTTCTCACTTGCTTGGATGGCAATGGGAGATGCAATAAATGTGGCTAAGGGTATCATAAGCTCTGTTATCAATGGTATAAAATCAGCCTTCAGTAGTTTTAGTAGCTTGGTGTCTAGTGTCGGCTCAACAGTAAATGGAGTTATCAATTCAATCTCAAGCACAATTAGAGGTTTGGCAAACATTGATATTTCTGGAGCTGGTGCCGCAATTATGAATGGTTTCTTAAACGGTTTGAAATCAGCTTGGGGAGCCGTCAAAAGTTTTGTGGGTGGTATCGCCAACTGGATTGCAGAACATAAAGGACCTATCTCTTATGATAGAGTTCTACTAAAACCTGCTGGTAAAGCAATTATGGGTGGACTTAATACAAGCTTGATTGACGGCTTTAAAGAGGTTAAATCAAATGTCTCTGGCATGGCTGACGACCTTGCAGGCACCATGACAGGTAAAAGTCTATCTCTCGGTATCGATGCTAAACCAAGCATCACAGCTGATGACTTACTATCAAGCAATATTAGTACTAAAACTACAGTCGGTTCTGCTACAAGTGACTTGTCATTATTCTTTGTTAAGGTGCTTGCTCTGTTGCAAGATATCCTTGATAAAAATACGGATGTCTATCTAGACAAAGAAAAAGTCAGTGCTATTTTATACGAAGAATTTGCCAAAATTATGGCTAGAGAGGGGATTGTATGATACCTAAAGTTATTATTGATGGTTTTGATACCTCTACAATCCCTAATTGTGTTTTGACCGGTTACGATGTGGGGGATATTCTATCCCCTAGTTTTGTCGAAAATGAAGCTTATGGAATGAATGGCACTAGCAGAGAAGTAGAGTCATACAATGAGTCAAAACCAACGATAACATGGCATTTAAACACTTTTGATGATGCAGTCAAACTTGTTAATCATTTAGACGGCCTTAGTAAAAAAATCGAATTTTGGCATATTCCTAAGTCTTTTTATTATTATGATTGCTTATCTGTAAAAATCAATGCTGTAACCATGTCCTCGTGGCGTGTGACTCTCAAACTTGCTCTATATCCATTCAGATATGTGAAAGATGTCTCAGATGTAACGATTGCAGGCAACGGAAACATTAACAATACAGGAAATGTTTTCAGCGAACCTAAGATAGTTGTTGAGGGTACTGGTAAAGGTACGCTAACCGTTGGCAAACAGGTCATGGAATTAAATTTGTCAGGTAAAGCAACGATTGAGTGCAAACATGGCCAACAATGCGTCTATGATGCTGAAGGTAATGTGAAAAACTCAATCCGAACAAGAGGAAGTTTCTTTGAAATACAACCTGGCACACAAGGTATTGCCGTCAGTGGAGGCATTACCAAAACAATAATTAGTCCAAGGTGGAGGTATAAGGTTTGATATCGATTAAAGATGATAATACACCTCTCGTAGCAGCCTTTGAAGATGAGATTACACAGGAGGCCAATAGTGATTACAAACTAAGTTTTAAATATCCTGCTAAACACGAGTATCGCCCTTTAATAAAAAAAGGAATAATCCTAGAAGCTGATGATCTGAATGGTCCTCAGCTTTTTAGGATTTTTGAAATTACTAAGCGGCATGGCTATATTAACGTTTATGCTAATCAGGTCGCTGATGACTTAAATGGCTATGCAATTGACACTATTAGTGTTGATAGAGTGCAAGGTATGAAAGTTATGTCAGAGCTGGCAGGTAGTATCAAGCGTAAGCATCCTTTTAGCTTTTTTAGTGATATTGACGGCCGTCACACATTTAATCAATCAGACGTATCTGTTATGGACGCTTTAGCTAATGGCAAGCACTCAATCATGGGGCAGTGGGGTGGCGAGCTTGTACGAGATAAGTATCAAGTTAACTTGCTTAAAAAAGCCGGCAAAGATACTGAGACTTTATTTATGTACAAGAAAAACCTCAAATCCTATGAGGAGACAGATACTATAAAAGGTCTCATCTCGATACTGCACCTTGTAGCAGAAGTTGAGGAGCAGCAGGAAGAGGAGTCTAGAGAAGTCTCTGATGCAGACATTGGCCACAATGAAGTTAGCAAAAAGAAAACTATTAGGGTAACTGTTGATAGTAAGCTCAAAGATACTCATCCGATAATTGTTGAAAAAACCATTAAGGTTCAGGATCAGGACGTAAAAACAGAAGAAGACTTGACATTGTATGGTCAGAAGTACTTCGAAAGTACACTCTGTGATATACCTGGTAATAGCCTAAAAATTGATGTGACTAACAACTATGAAGGTAGTGTTAGGTTGTTTGATACTGCAATCGTCTTTCACGAGCTTTATGACAGAGATTTGCGGATGCAAATTACAGGGTACAAGTTTGCCCCAATGGCTAACAAGCTAAAATCAATTAGCTTTGGAGAGATTAAAACAAATTTAGCAAAACAAATTAGCAGTCAAATTGATAATAAGGTGGCTGAAGCAACTGCTCAACATGATGCTGCCTTTGAAGCAAAATTACAAAAGCAAATTGACAATGCTAATCGTGTCTTTGATTCAAAAGAAACTCAACTCCGCCAAGAAATTGAAGACGGCATCAAAAAAGCTGAAGCTAATGCCGAGGTCAAAGTTGCCGAGGTTAATGCTAAGGTGCTTGAAGCTGAGAAGCTAGCCAAGGAAGTTGATGAGCGGTTTGTTGAGTTTTTAAGTGATGCAGAGATCAAGCAAAAAGAATTTGAAGAAACTTTGCGAAACTTATCACTCCCAGAGGAAGCGATCAAGAAAATCACAGAGGCTATCAAAGTTGATGACATCCCATCGATTAAACAGTCGTTTGATGACCTCAAAAATAAGGTCAGCGAGACGAGCGAGACATCCCGTCTAAACGCCGAAATCATAGGCACAGACGGTAAAACCCGCTACAACAAAAATTTGCTGGTTGGCGAACCTAACCGCACGAAGTCTTACGACCAGGATTACATCGAGGTAGAAGCCAACGACGGTGGTTTCAAGCGTGGCGAGACCTATACGATTAGCTTTAGTCAGACTTGTGAGCTGCTTCAAAAAGTGGCTATCACGCTGACACAGGCTAATAATAAAGGTCTGAAGCTGGTACTGACACCGACCAAAGCCAAAATGGATGCACAGACCTTTAATCTAACAAAGGATAAACAGTCTATAGAGGTCTATCCTTTGAGCTATACGGCACTTGTGACTGGCGACTGGTATAAATCTAAGCAGATAGATTTAAATGCGTCAGAAGCTAAATTAGCTCTGGGGATGGCTTATAGAGATGTGGCAGATGCCAAAGGTGCAACTATCATAGCTAAACAATCAAGCAATCCAAAAATTATTTTAGACGGAAGGAGGGACAGATGACAGTAGGCGAAAGAATACCAATTAAAGTCTTATTTGATCGTAAAGATGCTTCAGAATGGCAAAGATTAAATCCTGTTATTGATGATGGCGAACTAGTTGTTGAGCTAGACACTCATAAATTAAAAGTCGGTGATGGTAAATTGAACTATAACGACTTGCCTTACTATGACGGTCCACAAGGAGAATCCATAACAAAGGTGCAGCTATCCGAAAATGGTGACTTGTCTGTGTGGATTGGTGACAAAGAGACTAAGCTCGGAAATATCAAAGGTCAAAAGGGTGACAAAGGTACAAGTATTACTGACATCACTAAAGATGGTGAGACACTCACTATCACACTATCAGATGACACTCAAAAAACCTTTAGTATCCCTAATGGCCAAAAAGGCGATAAGGGCGACAGCGTCACTAGTGCTCGACTTGATGAATTTGGTAACTTTTATGTCACTATCGAGGGGCAGTCTGAAAAGCTGCTTGGCAATATCAAAGGTGGTAAAGGTGATAAGGGTGATCCCTTGAAGTTTGAAGACCTTACCCCTGATCAAATTGCCCAAATCAAAGCTAAAGACGTTGACTTATCGGCTTATGCTACAAAGGCAGAGCTGGCAGAGATTGACGTGAGTAAGCAGCTTACAGACTATCTATCTAAGACAGAGGCAGAGAGCACTTATGCTAAAGCAAGTCACAAGCACTCGCTAAGTGATATTACTGATCTAAACCTAGACCGGTATGCGACTAAAATAGAGCTACAAAACAAAGCAAGTACATATCACCGGCACAGAACATCTGATATTGATGGTATAGATGAGTACCTTAAGCAAACTGATCTGCCACAAGACATGGTTAAGCAATCAGATATTAGGGACGTTGTCCGAAATGCGCAGCTAAGCGGCTATGTTAGATTAGCTGATATCCAGTATCAGTTAAACAACATTGGCAAGCTAAAAGATGAGGTAACAGGTCAGTACCTATCTGTCCGTGTTGTTGATAACGGCCAAGTGCCTTATAACACCACTGGCATGATTGTTTTTGAGAGGGCTGGGGGTAAGTAATGTCATTACAAGAGATACCGAGACGCATTTTTTATCGGATAACGTCTAACGGAGTCTTTGCGACTGTTGTATCTAGTCGTGATTTGATTGTCGGTCAATGCTATATTTTGGTGGTTGATAAATATAATTTTGACAAGGGCAAAGATGTTGAGATATATAAAATTATCTCTAATACAAAAGCTGATGTGTATAAAGCTAACAAATACAATTACCATTCTGTCATAACCACGGCGCGAGAACCTAGCGTACCACAGTCAAGGCCCCCAGAGCCTCCTACCGCGATGGGTTTGTATCAATCAATCACGATTGATGGTAAACAGATTAGACGTGTGATTTGTGATAACCAAACAATTTGGCAGAATACAAATGCAACCCTCAAAAAAACAAACGAGTGGCAAAGTCTCTGGAGTGGTATTTTATCCATCAACGAGGTCCGATTACCCGCTTATAAGACTTATGGTTTTAGGTCTGGACCACATCAAATCTTTAAACGTGCAGAGGATTTAATTGGCTTGTATGACAGCTTAAATGGCAACACGCTAGTAGCTCGATTTGACAGTATCGCTAACGAGTTGATTGTGAGCGGCTTTGGACAATCTACTGTTGAGATTTTTGGAAAAAATTAGGAGGTAACAATTGAGTAGAGATCCAACGATTTTAATAGACGAGTCAAATTTAACGATTGGCTCTGACGGACGTGCTTATTATACATTTAAAGCTGATGGTGACACAAAAAGCGTTAAAATAGCCAACGGCAAATGTATCGGTACGACTCGCTTTAACCAGATCATGATTGAGCGAGGGAATAAGCCAACTAACTACGTGGCGCCAGTGGTAGTCGAGGGCGACGGTAATCCGACTGGACTATTTAAAGACCTCAAAGAGCTTAATTTAGAGCTGACAGATACCGAAAAATCAAATCTGTGGGCAAAAATCAAGCTAAACAATCGTGGTATGTTACAGACATACTTTGATACGACTATTAAAAATGAGATTTTAACAACGGCTCAAGGTATCAGAGAGACTATCTCTGATACTAAGAGAGGTCTTAAATCCGAGTTTTTAAAAACAGTGCAAGGTCAGCGTATCCAGCTTGAGAGTTTGCTAGAGCAAAAGACCGCTCAGCTTGGCTTAACGGTCGATGGGTTACGTCTTGAGTTAGGTAAGGCTGGCAAGCAGACGGCAAGCTTACAGGCTAGTATCGAGGGATTGCGGCAAGACTACCAAGACGCAGATAGACAGCTATCGTCAACTTACCAGGCTGGCATTGAGGGCTTAAAAGCCACAATGCGTGATGATAAGTTAGACTTGCGAGCTGAGATTAAGGCTTCCGCTCAAGGTTTGTCGCAAAAGTATGATGATAAATTACATCAGTTGTCTACTAAGATTACCACGACATCTAGTGGCACGACCGAGGCCTACGAAAACAAGCTTAACAGCTTGCGTGCTGAGTTTACTCGTAGTAATGAAGGCATGCGGACAGTGCTAGAGTCAAGAATCAGTGGGTTGCAATCAACGCAACAATCAACTGCCTACCAAATCTCACAAGAGATTAAAAATCGTGAGGGTGCTGTTAGTCGTGTACAACAGGACCTAGCTAGCTATCAGCGGCGATTGCAGGATACTGAGAAGAATTACAGCAGCTTAACACAGACTGTTCGAGGTTTGCAATCAACTATTGGCGACCCTCGGACTGGAGTTGAGTCGCGATTGACTCAGTTAAGTGACCTAATCAGCACAAAGGTATCAAAAGGTGATGTTGAGACAACTATTGCTCAAAGTTACGACAAGATAGCTTTAGCAATCAGGGATAAACTCCCAGCAAGCAAGATGGCTGGCAGTGAGATTATCTCGGCAATCAATCTTGATAGGTCTGGGGTTAAAATCACTGGAAAAAATATCACTCTTGATGGCAACAGCTACATCAGCAACGCTGTCATCAAAGATGCTCATATTGCTAACATGGACGCTGGCAAGATTAATACCGGCTATCTCAGTGGTAATAGAATTGCGGCAGAAGCTATCACTGGTGACAAAATCAAGATGGATTATGCCTTTTTTAATAAGCTAACTGCTAATGAGGGATATTTTAGGACGTTGTTTGCCAAAGACATCTTTGCAACATCAGTCCAATCTGTAACACTATCAGCTAGCAAAATTACTGGAGGTGTACTAGCCGCTACAAATGGAGCAAGTCAGTGGGACTTAAATAATGCCAATATGACCTTTAATAGAGATGCAACTATTAACTTTAATACAAAATACAATGCGATTGTGCGTAAAAGAGGTGAGAGTACCGCATTTTTACACTTTGATGACGATGTACACGGAGGAGCCTTTGTCGGTCTTGGAGTAACCTCAAACTATGAGGGCGTTAAATCACAAGACACGGTACGTTTTGCTGGTGTGCGAGTTTTTAGACCAAATGACAGCACCGACCAACTTGAGCTTTATGGAGATAAGATTATTATGTCACACGGTTTTGGACAAGGAGGGTCACTTATTATTAAATTTAGCGACTTTGCTGGATCTGATGTAAGTTTAGCCACAGTATTTGACATGATTTTTGATAACTTTAACAATCTAAACAACAATGGTAATTATTCGCGAAATTTTTATTCGAAATGGAAATAGGAGATACTAATGGATTTAACACTTAAAAATAAAGACTTAAACACACTTTATAGTGTACTAGACAAAATCAAGGTTACTAACATGCGGGCTAATCGTGGACGTGCAAAGCTACTGGCAAAAGTAGTTGATAAAATCAATGAGTATACCAAAGACGAGGGTGACCTCATTGACATGTACGCTCTAAAAGATAAAGATGGTAAGTTTGTCATTGACGAGCATAAAAACATCAAGATTGAGGACCCAAACAAAATCGACGAGCTCAATGAGTTATTGTCTGAACTTGGTAATGAGGACATTACTATCAAAGGCCATGAGTATTCAAAACGCTTTATCGATTTCTTGGAATACTTGGCAGAATCGGAAGATGAATTTACCTCAGTAGAAATCTTGGTTATTGACACAATTTTAGAACAATTTGAGGAAAGCAAAGGAGAATAAACATGAAGACATTACAACTATCAGGTAAACCATACCCTATCTATGAAGAGGGCAAAATTACTAAAACGGAAGTGCGACTAGTTGGTGATAGTGGCCTATTTATCCCCGTTGAATTAATTGGTGATCAGACAGCTAAGGAAGCAGATGACTTAGTATCGCTAGCTCTTGACGCTTTTGTCCGTGAGTATGTGACAAAATATGCGGTGGCTGAGTCGGTGCAAAAGGTCGAGGAGCTCTCTCTTGCACAAAAAGAGATTGAGCAAAACGCCGAGCAAGCAAAAGCAACAGCAGAAGCCGCCAATACTCAAGCGACCGCATTAAAAGCAGTTATTGCCAAATCTCAAAAAATGGCTGATATTCAGGCAATCTTTATGCTTACGTCTGGACTAGCTATTGATCCAGACGTCTATAAAGGCACACTGGAGCTACTAGACAAGCCACAAAATCAGCACACTTACGCACCTTTTGACATCTTTGCAGTTGAGGACAAAGATTATGAGGAGTCCGCAGGAGAGGGTAATCTTGTCTTTGTACAAGTGCTATCTGAGTTTACTTATAACGGAGAGGACGTTAAAGCTCTCAAAACTAAAGCGGAGGGAGACTCTAGCTTGTTTGTAGCGACATACGCAGACCTTATCAAAGGCAAAAAAGAGGAGTAGTAATGATCATTAATTTAACAAGTCTTATCCATCTTTTTGGAGATTTAGTTCGCACAGTCGAAATCCATGTTTTTACGCTTTTTGTTTGTTTTGACATCATTACAGGATTTACAAAGGGCATCACCAACAAGCGTGCCAACAGTACAAAGGGGCTCATTGGCATTATCAAGCATTTTTTAGTTGTATTGTTAGTTTATACTGTCTATCCTTACCTCATTTTGCTTGGCGCTAAGCCTTTGGCAGTTGCCTTTGTCCTCTTTTTTATCGCCTGTTATGGCATTTCAATCGTAGAAAATTGGGGTCAATTAGGTTTGCCAATGCCAAGTTTTGTCAGATCATTTTTTGAGAAGCTCAAGCGTGACACTGATCAATTTGATATTGCCACGATTAAAATTGATAAAACAGGTGTTAAACTCGAGGCGCCACAAGTTGATTTAAAACAAAAAGAAGAGGAGTAAGATGAAAAAAGCAATCACACAACTAGCCGTCATCATAGCTATCATAGCGCTATATTTTCCACTGGCCGTGATTGCTTTGATTCTGGCTCCCTTTATAGGAGAGGATGATAGATGGCATTTTTAGATAACATTAAGCAAGGCTGCTTAGATGGCTGGACTAAGTACAAAATCTTGCCATCCTTGACCGCAGCACAAGCAATCTTAGAGAGCGGTTGGGGCAAATATGCCCCACATAACGCTTTATTTGGGATTAAGGCTGATGCAAGCTGGACAGGTAAGTCTTTTGATACTAAGACGCAAGAGGAGTACCAGCCTGGTATCGTCACGGATATTGTGGACCGATTTAGGGCCTATGATAGTTGGACTGACAGTATTGTTGACCATGGGAAGTTTTTAAATGAAAATCCACGCTACAAAGCTGTGATTGGTGAGACTGACTATAAAAAAGCCTGTCATGCTATTAAAGCCGCAGGTTATGCCACAGCAAATGGATATGCGGAGCTGCTTATCCAACTAATCGAGGAAAATGACCTGCAGGAATGGGATGAAGAGGTCTTAATAAATCAAAAGGAGGAAACGATGACAACCGCAAACGAAATTGTACAATACTGTGTTAACCTCGCAAACTCTGGAATGGGAGTTGATAAAGATGGTATGTATGGCACACAATGCGCTGACTTGCCTTGTTTTGTCGCTAAAAATTGGTTTGGAGTCGATTTGTGGGGCAACGCGATTGATTTATTAGACAGCGCAAGTGCTCAAGGTTGGGAAGTCCATCGTATGCCAACAGAGGCAAATCCACGAGCGGGGGCTACGTTTGTAATGGCTGTTGCCGGACACCAATTTGGACATACGGGAATTGTCATTGAGGACAGCGACGGTTATATCATGCGTACCGTTGAGCAAAACATTGATGGCAATCCTGATGCTTTGTATGTTGGTGCACCAGCTCGTTTTAACACTCGTGATTTTATTGGCGTGATAGGTTGGTTTTACCCACCTTACCAAGTAGACGCAGTCACACAAACCGTCAGCACAGAGCCGCAAACCTCTGACACCATCGTGGAGACACCAAAATCTGGTACCTTTACGCTTGATGTCGCAGAGATTAATATTAGACGTTGGCCAAGCCTAGCCAGTGAAGTAGTAGGTAGCTACAAACAAGGAGACACTGTCAGCTTTGACAGCGAGGGTTATGCCAATGGCTACTACTGGATTAGCTATGTTGGTGGCTCTGGTATGCGAAATTATTTAGCAATTGGTCAGACTGATAAAGATGGCAATCGCATCAGTCTTTGGGGTAAATTAAATTAGTGTAACCGACATCAATGTCGGTAGCAAAAAATTATGGAGGTAAAGCTCCTTTAGATAAGACAACCGCCCTCGCATTTTGCGGGGGCGGTTTTTTTCGCAAAAAACTTCGCATTTATTGACAAAAAGCTCAAGGCGTGTCATAATGAGGGTGGTTATAGAAGATAAATTTCGTTCATTTATCCTCCTTTCTAACCCAACGTCCTCGTTGTTCGTTGAACCCGTAGTGATATGGGCGTATGACTGAAAGCACATCATACGGCTTGGCAGAGCTTAAGAACTGTTCTCTTGCGATAAGCCTAAGAAGCACAATAGAGAGTTAGAGTTTTGCCCCTCTAATCGTTAGCCCTGACCGGAGGATATTTCCGGTCCGTGCTTTTTTATTTTGTAGAAAGTTTTTTGATAGTGGAACTCAAAGAAATAGTTAATGATTATGAGCTAAATTTTTGTGGAAAAAGGTGTAAAGTTGAGACTAATTTTAAACATTTACCCGAATTTATGATTTTATTTGATATAAGAGATTTGTATCATCTTCTAGGTATTCACAAGTTGAAAACAAAGTATCGCGCAACAAATTGGGTTGAAGCTGTGAAAGCAGATGTTTTCCTCTTATCGAATTATTCAAAGCATCCAAATTTTAGAGAAGTTCTTCCTAGAGTTGGTAATTATAATTTTTTATATGAGATATTCTATCAGTTTAGAGTTAAAATCTGTATTTTAGATAAGGATTTAACTAAAAACACAATGAAACTGAGTGTTGTTTTTTATAAAGACAACAAGAAGAAATTAGTAGTTGTAGGATTAAAAAGAGATGAGACAGGGGTCTTTAGGCCAGCTACGTTGCATGAGAGTCGAAACAACCCCTACAAGCGAATTAAGCATACTGCTATAAAATCAATAACTTGGATTTAGAACATACCTTTTGTGCTGATCGCCACTGACACTAGCGACTCTTGCTTTTTTATTTGTTGTGTGTTAGTATATAGTTATCATCCATAAAATATAAAAGCTATTTTTTCCCAGCCTATGTGGGCGGGTTTTTTATTTGCCTAGAAATAATCAAAATGTTATTATAAATTAAAAATCAAAGGAGGCATATTATGTCAGAAGAAAAACTAAAAGCAAAAGTTGAACAAGCTTCAGGTAGCCTTAAAGAAGGAGCTGGTAAGCTAACTGGCGATAAAGAGTTAGAGGCAAAAGGATTTGTTGAAAAAACAATTGCTAAAGGTAAAGAACTAGCAGATGATGCCAAAGAAGTAGTCGAAGGGGCAGTAGACGCTGTCAAAGAAAAACTAAAATAAAAAAACAACCGCTCAGATAATTTCTGGGCGGTTTTTGTGTGTCTAAAAATTTTTTGAAATCTTAGTTTTCTTCTTCTTCGGTAGTAGTATCGTTATAAACTATTTCTTCTGAATCATCCACAGAATTTTCTATTTCGTCTGTTGTAGAATCTTCAATATTATCAATTTCACTTACAGGGCTTTCTGTTAAGAGCCCGCCCTTTTCATAATTAATATTAAATCCATCAGCGGTGTTGAAAACACGAACAGTTTCATTAATTACTCCATCGGAAGATAAAGCAGATACTAAAACTGATCTTGCTAATAACTCAGCCCCCTGATATTCAGGGATGGCACTGTAGAATACATAAACATCAGGATTCTTAGTGATATGGCTTAAAACTTTTTTCTCAATATATTGCATCCCACCTTTACGTGTCCCCACATTTTGCATTTGAGTTCCAGTAATAGCATTTTTCCGTATGGACTTTCCTCCAAGGCTATCGGCAAAGAGATGGCTACGTACAAATAAGTGACTGTTGTATTTTTTACCTTTTAATGTTGTTAACACTACAGGTACATTGTTGGTAACTTTGTATGACTTAGTACGTCTTGAATCATATTCTTTCTCGCTAATTTCTTCATTATCGGCTCTATTATAAAATCTGAACCAACCGCTTGGTTCGGGATTTGTTTCCCATTTTTCACGGTATCCTTTAGACATGTCAATCATATCTTTTGTGACAACGCCGTAAGCGCCTGTTGAACGTTTATAGCCATCTAATGGGTTATAAACTACATCAGATACGGTTACTCTTTTTTCGCTTGTACCTTGTCCTTTATAGACTCTCTCGGTTGTTTTATATATCTTAGGAAAAGCAGATTGGTCAATGTTTGACTCACCAATTACAGTATAATAGTCTTTATATTCACCATAAGTCTGATTTACTGAGACTGTTTTAGCTAAGACTGTATTGTGATGATAAGGGGGAATTGCCATCACAGCAAATGATGCGAATGCTGCGACAATTATTCTGACGAGAAAGTTTCTGAGCTTTTTAGACATATCCATGTCCTCCTTTTGTTATTTACAGATTAAGTATACCATTTTAAATTAAAAAAATATGAAATTAATAAAATTAATTTATAACTAAAAGCATACTAAATTTTCTTTTTATCTAATATTCGTCAATAGTTAATAAGTTAGTTTGTCATAAAATAGATGTTATTTAATTTTAAATAAGCTTTAAATTTAATTATATTATTTCCTGTAAAATACGAATAATAAGATAAGGAGGGTATTTATGCTAACATACGATGAGTTTAAGCAAGCGATCGATGACGGCTATATCGTAGGCGATACAGTAGCGATTGTGCGTAAAGACGGACAGATTTTTGATTATGTGTTGCCACATGAGTCTGTGAGATCGTGGGAGGTTGTGACTGAAGAAAGAGTAGAAGCAGTACTAAAAGAATTACACTATATTAAATGA